GTAATTTCATCTCGCATAGACTCAAAAGCAACAGCCTCAACAGGTGTTAGCACCTTGACTTCTTCGCCAATTTGTATCTTAATTTCATTAGATGCTGTAGCCATAAACATAAACCCTTCCTGTCATTGTGCCTGACCCTGGAATAAAACTAAATGAATCAAAAGTAGCAGTATCATCAACGCGACCAGCGCCGACAACCTGCATCCAAGTTCCTGCTTGAGTGTAATGATATCTATGCAACATATACCATTTTTTGGTCGCTAACATTGGCTTAAATACAGTTAATTTCATTTGATAATTAGTGTTGCTATTTACATCACCAATAGGAAGTGAAGTTGTTGATCCATCTGCCGCGGTTACTGTTGTGCTTGTTTGTCTTATTTCATTGTTTTGATAATCGCTATCGGATAAATCTGTGCTGCCTGAACGCAACCTTCCGATAAAATTGTTGCTTGCGCTGAAAGCGGTAATATCTAAATGGATTTCATAATTATTGTAAGTAGTGGTAAAAGTGCTTGCTGGTAATGAATATGATGAAACTGTTGTGAATGCTTGGTTTGTAATTAAAGTTAATCCAGCAGCCCCACCAGCAGCACCCCACTCAGGAGCAGTTGCACCAGAATTGACTTTTAGGACTTGGCCGGCTGTTCCAATGCCGAGCCTAGCTACTGTGTCTGCTGCTGTTCCGTAAAGTAAGTCACCAGCAGTAGTAATAAGATCAGTTGAACTGTTTGTGATAACTGGAATTGGGCCAGTACCGCTTGCAATTGATATTCCTACGCCAGCTTGGACTTCAGTAATATCACCAGCACCACTAACGCCTACCCATGCTGATCCATTGTAAACTTCAACAGCATTGGTATCCTGTAAATAAGACACCATTCCTTCAGCCAAAACGCTTGCGAGCGCTGTGGTACGAGCCGCAGCACTAGCGAACACCATGACTGTCTGCTCTTGTAAATATGTGTTGACCTGAGCTGCTGTAAGCACGTCACCCGTGTTAAACAGCTTGTATCCTGCACCTGCCATTATTGCTCCTTAGTAGCTCAGCACGTCCGAGTCAAGTATACCGCTAATCGTGCTATCTAACACGAATCCAGCGAGTAAAGGCTCGGATGTGAATAGGGTTGTATTCCAGCTTGCTTTTGTAATGTCATGGTGTATGCCGTTGACTAGGCTCGGTTGGGTAATGCTGGTAGATCCCGGCATCGTCTTAGTTACGAGCACCCCGTCTAGCAATTCAATGTCTACCCCTGCCAGCGGCTTATTAGGGTTTACATCATCGTAAAGGTTGAGCTGGATGCTATCGATACGGATCTCAGGATCTTTGCGTGTGGCTAGTATGCCTTTAGCCTGATTGAGCGCTTCGGCGTCTGTCTGAACAAGGATGCCTTCGCGCTTGCCTGAATGTAAAAAGTATTTGTCAATGGAAGTCTGATCAAAAGCGTTCTGTGTCGTACCGCCCTCACGGGTAATAGTTACGTCATTTATTAAGTTTGTGTCATCGAAGGCAACAACGGCATTGGTGTAAGAAATGTTTGAGCCTGTATCGCTAAAGGTATAGGCGGCAGTTGCAGGAATCGTGATTAGGTTGTTACGACTGACAAAATCCACCCTGCCTTCAGCGTCTAGAAACAATCCGCCAAACTCGCTGTTTTCTACTGTTTGCAAGGCTTCTAAAGCGTTTCTAGGCGTTCCGGGATCTGCCTGAAGGGTTGAGTCACCCGTGTCCACATTTCGTAGGCTTAGCGGCCAATCTATGGCATCTAAAATGGCATTGACGCGAGCGCCTGAGAGTTGCCCGGCTGGTGCGCCTGTGACTGTGCTTATGGCAGAACCAGCAAGCAGCTTGAAGCCATCGACGCAGCGAAGGGTTACAGTAGACAAATCCTCATTACCTTGTCTAAAGCCTGTGTCGTATTTCTGAATGAATCCTGAGTAAAGGTAATAGTCAACGCCTAAGTAAGTTGCGTAGATAATGATTTGACGCAGCGGTACTAAATTGGGGTAATACGCCCCAGTCGTGTTCATCGGATTCCAGTCGCCATTTTGATCGTACAAAACCACATCTGCCGTGCCAGCTTCAAACTTGGACGTGATGCGGTTGCGCCCACGCCTGATAGCAACGCGGGTAACTAAGTCGGTGATCTCAACAGGTAGCGTACCTGAGCCTAAGCGGTTTGTGCCTAGTATGCCTTCGGTTGCTGAACCCAATATCAGCGGGTTAGTTTCAAAAGCGGTATCGCTATCAAAGTCAACAAAGACACGGACTTGTGGTGCAGCCATTAAATCGAAATGCTATCTATGAGAACGTTTTGTCCACGCCGCTGCATTTCATATTGCATATTTGTAATTGTTGCAGCTAAATCGCCTTCCGTTATGACTGAGCCTTCTACTGTGACGTTTATTTCTGTGACAGCACCACCAGATTCATTTAATAGTAAATTGGCTAAATCTAATTCGGATTCAGCAAGCAAAAGCAATGCGTCTGCGTGAGCTTCTACTGCTGGAATAATAATCTCATTGCCATCTCTGTAAAGTTTTGCTGCATAATCATCAAGCACGGAACTGTTAGAACTTCCACCAGAACCACCGCCGCCGCCACCGCCACCACCGCCAAAACTAGAAACAAAGCCGTTAATGTAGACATTGTTTGCGTCTACGTCCATGCGCTCTAACTTTGTCACAGTCATAGACGTTTGATCTAATCTCAAACCTTTTTCAGCAAACAGGGTTTCAATAGGAATTTTTATGTTTAGTTGCTTAAGCAATTCCTGTATGCGTGTAATTGTGCTTGGCCAGTCAGCAAACGGATCACCAACCATTGTGTCTAGCGAATCAAGCAAGTTAGCTAGCTCAGCGGCAGCGGCTTCCGCCTTGATTAATTGACCTTCTAAAATAACTGCACGCTTTACGTCTTCATCTAGAATTGCTTGCATTAACTCTAAGCGTAATTTCTCTACTTCGTTAATTTGACCGCCTAAAGCAGCGGCAAGTTGAATACGCTCAAGATCAAAACGCTTAGAAATTTCACCCAGAATACCATCTTCTTTTTTCTTCTTGTTTAGGGCTTCTTGAGCCTTGACTTGCTTTTTGGTCAACGCCAGTAATTCTTTAGCACGCTTAGCAGCTTCAGTTTCGGCTTTCCTGCGTGCTGCTTCAATTTTACTCTGTGAATCAAGTGAGCCGCTAATAGTCATCGGCGTACTAAATGGCTTGGGCTTAGCCTTGCCCATTGATGTTACAAATCCCAAACTGCTTCCAAGCGGGTTGCGTATGTCGATGGCTTGAATAAAGTCAACAAGAGTTGCGCCGTATGTGCGCACATCCTTAAACGCCGCTACAAGCTCAGCAACGCCGCGCGTAGTGTTAGCGACTGCATCACCAAACTTTTCCATTGCGGTTGTTGTCCCGCCGATGCCTTGATCTCCACCTAAGATTTGGAAGGCATCTAGCAAACCGCCGCCAATAGTTTCCTGCATATTGTCAAAAGCAACTTTAAGCAATGACATCTTGCCAGCGTAAGTGTCTAGGTTGGCTTGATTTTGCCCAGAGAATTGCTCGTTCAGTCGCTTGGATATTTCCTCAAACGACATTGTTGCAAGTTCAGCCTGTGACAAGCCTAAATTATATTTTTTTAATCCCCGCGTATTGCCTATGTAGGCGTTGGCTAGATCTTGGGCGACTGTTGTTAGATTTTCACCGCTTCCGGCACTTACATCGAGTGCTGTACCTAGCAGGGCTTGTGATTGAGCAACGCTGCCCGTTGTGGTAATTAGCGCTTGGAATGCAGGTCTTAAACTGTCATCGCTTACACCGCTGGCGGTTTCAAGATCAGAAATGAATTGACGGATGCGAGCATCTTCAAAACCTAGCCCAAGATTGGCAACAGTTTTGCTTAGGCGAGAAGCAGCAGCTTCATCTTCCATAAAGGCTTTGACGGAAGCCTTGCCGAACGCAGTTATCTGTTGAACAGAAAATACAGTAAGAAATGTTTTGGCTAAAGTTTTAAATGACTTTTCTAGACCTGTTGTTGCTTTATCAGCTTGCTTAAAACCTTTGTCTTTAAACTCGGAAGCAATATCTATGCGAATGTTAGACATTAAGCAGCCTTTCTAACTGTTGCACGCTCTTTCAATAAACGAGCAGCTTTGTCAATTGCTTTAAATACTGCGTTTAGCGCTTTTCCTTCATTCTCAGCGTAAGCAGCATAAAGGATGCGTCCCGTTGTTTTCTGTCTGCGATCGACAGACTTCATTGCTCCAATGCCATTCATACCGCTAATGAACCGCGCACCTGCTTGCGGGTTGTTGCTTTGACTGCGGCTGCTGCCACTAGCACCGCTTAAACGTCCAGCGGTTTCGGCAATAGCGCCCGATGCAGACTTATTTAGCAATGAATAAAGGCTTGCAAAACCTGATCGGTTACGCTTGCCACGTCCCAAAGAATAAGTTAATCCGCGTCTAATCACGCGTGCGTTATACTTGGGAAATCCTGTTGCGCGAGATGTGCGGCTTTTAGCTACAACGCCGTTATCTTGCCAGTTATACAATCCACCCGGAGTTTGTGAAGGCACTTTTGCTTTTGCCTCATTTGTGACTTCTTTTAGCGCAACACGGATTTCGTTGTTCATTTCCTTCAGTAGGTCAGGCGCAAACTTTTTCAAAGCTTTCTTAAGCTCTGGCACGCCTTCTACTACGACTGGCATTTTCCCTTTCTTTCGCCTGTTGCTTTAAGACTTCGTAAAAAGCCTTAAGCAAGTCTTGATCCATGTTGATAAATTCACTAGGCGCGATTCCTGTATGAATGCTCAGTTGAGCAATTCGATAAGTAAAAGAATCGCGCGTTAGCCATTTGGGGAATCGTCTGCCACCACATCTACGGCAGCGAGCGTGTCCAGAAATGCAGCACCAAACGGCTTAACGTCTGGCGCATCTGCGCGGCGTAGACATTCCCAAGCAAGCCAATAAATATGCTCCTGCTTCTCATCTTCACGAAAGGCTTTATGAAAGCCTTTGCGAAATTGCTGCTCAAAAGCGTATTCGACAGCGGGAGTAATCTGGTGAGTAGATTTTGTCCCGTCAGCCCTTGTCACTATTAACTTTGCCATGCCCATTTACTCCTTATTTAGAATGTGCCTGCTGCGTTCACAGTCAACTTGGAATTGAGTGTGAAAGTAATGTCTTGAGTTGCCATGTCGCCTACACCGCCGTTAATTGGGGTTAGGTTGTTGACAAGAATATCAAACTCATAAACAGGGTTTGTTGCGTCAACAGCTGTTCCCTTTTGCTGAATAGCTTTGCACGCGACAGTTGTGCCGAATGCGCTATTGAGTGTTTGTAGAACGCTTGTCGCTGCTCCATCATTCAAGAATGAAACTGTGAGCGTACCGGCTTCCAAGCCCTTTACGAACTTGTGTGCGGTGTCGCCCATTGCGGTTACTTCTAGTTCATCCGCTGCATAGTTCAGCGTTACTGAAGTTACATGGTCGCTAAGATCAACAGCGTTAATCTTTAGACCAACCTTGTTATTTAAGAAAATAGCCATTTAGGTTATTCCTCGTCTTTCTTAGCGGTTGCGGGTTTTGGTGCGCTTGGAGCTACTTGACCAATCTTAGCCAAGAAAGCCTCGCGCTCTTTGTCATTATCAGCCATTTT